GGTGCGCAACGATGCCACCAAAATACTTCTTCGTAAGCAACGCCTCCACTATTGATGTCATCTCAAACAGACGGGTCTTACTAGCTGCAACTTTCTCCAAAGGTCGTAACTCATCCTTCATTTGCCCAGCAAATGCAGAATCAAAACGCTTTCCTTGTCGAATCAAAGCATCAGTCTCCTCCAAAACAGTCATGAGATCTTTCCCATGCACCTTGATCAAATCAGGCGCATAATTCAACTCTCCATTGTCATTGATAGTGATATACTGACGCTTACCGCTCTTCTTAACACCGATCTTCTCTGGCCAACCACTAGATGTTGCCAAACAAACTCGGCCCACAAAAGGCAAGGCATTTCCATTCAAAACTTCCTGCCAATCAAGATTCCGCGCATAGGCCTTATACCCAGGACGCATCCGATCTTCCGCAGCTCTCGTCTTTGAAATCCACTCCAACTCCTTAAAGTCAGGTTCTGGTAAACTCAAAAGATACTTCTTCTTCATGGCCTTCACCACTGGATCAGTACCATCACCTCTCGTGATCGAATCCCGCATTGTTATCACAGACAAGTCCTTCGTAGCCGGTCCAAATCTCCCATACACTTTCGATTTCTGATAACCACTCTTACGTGGTTCGTGTATGGCCAGATCTAACTCAACAGTTCCAACTTCCCAAACATTATCTGGGATCCAAGGACCGTCAACAGTACTCTGCTTTACAAAATCCAACGGTTCAGGCTCAACAGCCAAAGTCACGTTGTCTATAAACTCCTTATAAACAACCGTCGCTATGGACATAACTTTCTCCTTTCCTCCTACATGCATTCCACAAACCATCATTCTCCGGTTTGGACACATCAAGAAAACAGGCAAGCCGCAATCTCCAGCAACTGTCTCAAAAGATGAAACATGACAGTAATACTTCAAACCCATCTTCTTATCAGCAACGTTATTAGCCAGAGCAGCATTGCCTCGGTTATCAACCATCAGATGACCAACATTCTGCATATGATCCATAGTATCATTAGCTATAACTCTACACATATACATAAGATACTCTCTATTCACAGGGGTTTCCATACTCAAAATATGTTTAGAAATATCAGTCATCATAGGCCAGGACACTCCAGTCAAATCAATGAGCATCATATCTGAGTTTTCAACTTTAAACACAGGTTTACCAACCCAAGTTGTATCCAAATCAAACAGCTCATTCCGAAAAGCACGCAATTTGACTTTAAGCTCCTTCGTCTGAATAAAGATGTGTGCTGGAATCATCAAAAGATGTCCTTTAACAAAAGTTCCATAGCCCACACGGCTCTGCAAACCACCTGATTCAACAAGAATGGAAACAACGTTACGCATAATTAAACGCATGACGTTGTACCCATTCTCATCCATCATTGGCAACAAAGTCTCAAGCATTCCAGCTTCTTGTCCAGTAACTACACGCACAACTTTCGGAGTTCGCGTGAAAATCGGTCTCTGCTTAGGAACTACTATCCTTCGTCCACCCTTGGGATCGCTCTGCTCATCAAGCTCCAAAT